GGAGAGCGTTGTTGGTGGATTGTTTTCGGGGGTTCACCCCGGGGACCAATGAAAGGAGCTCTGGTGCCGTTGGGTACCATCAGACGACGTGATCTCCCATTTACTTGGGGGAGAAGTCGAACTGAGGAGGAATACACGGAACCTTCCGTGGAAATCCTGGGTCAGTGGACGTCTTGCGACGGTGCACTGTGCCCTGCCCTACGTGGGACTCAGGTAACTGAGTCCGAAAACCATGTCGACTGGGATAAGAGGTTCGTTGAGCAGAATAATATCGGCTCTCGGATCTTTCATGAACAGGTCGATGTTGGTGGGGACTTCACAATGAAGAAGCAGTACGTTCAGCAGCCTTTTCTTAAGGCTACGTCTGTCGTGTTGCGTTCTCCGTGGGTCCCTTCGGTGTACCAACCTTGGCGACTTACGCGGTCTACTTATCGTGGACCGTTGTCGTTGGGGATGGCTCCTGGGCAGTATGCCTTCCCACCTTTTGCTGTGAGCAGTGATAACGCTCTAGCGCAGTGGGGTACAAAGGCGATTGCTCAGTGTGCACCAACCAACAGTACGGCGGACCTGGCTTCCGCACTAATCGAACTCCGGAAGGATGGGATTCCCAAACTTATGGGGTCCCTCTTCTGGAAGAAGAGGATTGACGGCCTCCGTGGACTTTCACAGTCTGCGGGGGACGAATATCTGAATCTTCAGTTCGGGTGGAAGCCTCTGCTTGCTGACGTCAAAGACGTTGCGACGGGCCTCCTCAAATTCGAGGAGAAAATCCGTCAATACGAGAAAGACGCTGGCAAGATTGTTCGTCGACGCTATAGTTTTCCACCATCCATTTCAAAGGTGTCGACTACAATCCAGACGAATGCTACTGCGGATATGAATCCGAGTGGCACGATCTGGTACGACACCTCCAAGTGGAACACGGGGACTATCGTTCGCACCCGTTTAACGACGGTGAACAGATGGTTTTCAGGTGCCTTTACTTATTATCTCCCTCGCGACTATCAATCGCGCGTGGGGACGATGGGTTTGGCTGAGCAAGCACGTCAAGTGCTTGGTCTCGACCTGACGCCTGAAGTTCTGTGGAACGTAGCTCCGTGGAGCTGGGCCGCTGACTGGTTTTCCAGTACTGGTGATGTGATTCATAATATCACCAACTGGTCCAGTGATGGCTTGGTGTTGAGGTACGGGTACATAATGGAGCATTCAATTGTCTCCGATACCTATACTTACGTTGGGGAGACTGGCCTTAAGGCCATTTATCCTCAACGTCCCGACCAGCTGGTCTTGGTTTCTGAAGCCAAGATCCGTCGGCGGGCAACTCCCTTCGGGTTCGGCTTGGATCTGTCTGCCCTAACAAGTAGACAGAAGGCCATACTCGCTGCACTCGGCATTAGCCGTTTGAAGTGAGCAAGTGTGTTATCCGCGTCAAACGCCATTGGGGTCCAAGTCCTGGGCCCTAGGAGTGATGCCTATGGCATTTACCGATCCACTGACCGTCACGATTAGTGCCGTCCCGGTTGTCCTTCCGCGAGTGTTTGCGGAGGGGGCCGAGACTAAGTACACGTCGGCTGACGGTCTCGTCAGTGTGTCGGCGAACCATACCCTTGTTAAACAGGGTCGGGAACGCCACTTGCTGAGGATCGATCATTCGAAGCTTACTGCGAATCCGTTCGCTCCGACGGAAAATGTGAAGGTGAACATGGCTTACTATAGCGTGTTCGACCTTCCTCCGGCGGGCTATACGGACGCAGAAGCATTGGCGGTTTTTGTGGGCTTTAACACCCTCATGACTGCCACATCGAATGCGCTCACTGCGAAGCTTCTTGGCGGTGAGTCGTAGTGAAGGGGCCGGAACGGATGAAGAGGGAGTTCTACCTCATGGTCGAAAGACCGTGGGTAATTCTCCTAATTCTCCCCGCATCTGGCCCCGCCGTGATGATCTGGAATTCAATGAATTGAACTTGAGCGTTCGCATCAGCTATAAAACGCTGGTGCTAGCTTTTGTTCTCTTTGATGTTTTCCACAAGGTCGTCAATGTTGTATTCGACCTTAACTTCCTCTAGAGCCAGTAAGACTGGCAGGGGAAGCCACGGTTGATGCTCCATAGGCTGCGCGATATTAAGTCGCGTATTCAAATGGTACACGCCGTGAGGCGTGTGTGAGTGTTGTAGGCTACGGATTCGGTGTCCCCCATTAAGGAGGTCCGATGAAAAGCCTTATGTCACTCTGGTCCCAGCTGGCGGAGGAATCTGCCAGCATATGTTGCACTAGCGCCACTCGTGACATTAATACCGTCACGAGTCGGATCGAACATGAGGGGTTGTCGTTTTTGACGATTACCCTACCTGATCTTGGAAAGGCCATCCAAAAATGGTTGGACCTTGGTCAGGTCGGTATCCACTCTGCGTTCCAAACGGAGCGCGGAGGAAGGCTCCCCCGATTTCTCGGAGGTTTCTTCTGCCGTGTGTTCGACCGGTGTAGTGGCTCGTTGCTCGACGATCCTTGCGTCGCCTCTATTCAAGCCTTGCGTCAGCTAACGCTGATGTTTGGCAAGATGGAGCTTGAGTGCTCTCCTGTACGGAAAGCTTCGGCGATGCGTAGGTATGTCGAGTGTGAGCAGGAAGTCCGGATGTTCGACCGTGATCTCACAGAAGGAGATCTGATTGAGTTCACGAATATGTCGAATATGCTTTTTGGTGCGATCTTTACCCAGATGGACAGAGATGTCTATTATGGTCGGATCGTCGCTAAGCATGGACCAGGATCAACAGCTGATAGGCTTGTCGGAAACGGCAAGTTTAATCAGTCTGTCTGGACCACCCGGCTCTCCGCCTCTTTCGAGGCAGGCGAGCATCTCCTTCCGAACTGGCGATATTATCGTCAGCTCGATGGAGTTGACTTCCTCGAACCCGGTGCTGAGGAACCCGTTAAGGTAATCCTCGTGCCTAAAACGTTGAAGACACCTCGAGTTATAGCCATGGAACCCACCTGCATGCAGTATATGCAGCAGGGGATCCTACGGTCTTTTCTCGAGTGGTTTGGGAGAGATAGACTCCTCCCTTCCTTGATCGGATTTGATGACCAGGTCCCTAATCAGGACATGGCTCGTCAAGGTTCGCTTGATCAGCGGACCGCAACGCTCGATTTGAGCGATGCTTCTGATCGTGTCTCCAATCAGCTCGTTAGGGCAATGTTGCGCCAGTGGCCCCATCTTTTGGGTGCCGTTGATGCAACTCGTTCCCGGCGGGCTGTCGTAGAAGGAGAGGGCGTTATTCGCCTCTCCAAGTACGCGTCTATGGGTTCAGCACTCTGCTTCCCAATGGAGGCGATGGTCTTTACGACATTGATCTTTTTAGGGATCCAGAGGTCGCTCAGCCAGTCACTTTCCCGACGTGATGTAAAAAGTTACGTCGGCTCGGTGCGCGTCTATGGGGATGATCTAATCGTTCCTGTAGATCACGTGCATACTGTGATACGAACGCTCGAGCATTTCGGTGCGCGAGTTGGTTCGGACAAGAGTTTCTGGACTGGAAGGTTCAGAGAATCTTGTGGTCGGGAGTTCTTTAATGGGCACGACGTTTCCATTGTTCGTGTCCGGCAAGCTTTTCCGACATCACAGCATAATGCGACCGAAGCCGAATCCATTGTTTCCCTCCGGAACCAACTCTATATGAGTGGTTACTGGAGGACATGCAACTGGCTAGACGGTTATATCAGGGGTGTCTTGCGACACTTTCCTGACGTCTTGCCTTCGGCTCCGGTGTTGGGCAGGGTTACCTCGCTCGGGTATCAAACCGAGCGGTTGCACCCTAGCCTCCATAGTCCCCTTGTCAGGGGCTATGTAGTGGAGGCCAAACCCCCGAGCGATCCGCTCGGTGGGACTGGTGCCCTTCTCAAGTGTTTGCTCGAGTTGGACAAGGGCGTTTGGCTAAGGGGTAAAGTCCCCTGGCGCCCATCCGACAGTGACGTGCCGACTGATAATCGGCTCGATCACACCCTGCAGGTTTTGCCTCCTGTGGGTTCCGAGCAGCATTTGGAGCGTTATGGACGCCCCAAGTCGTCTGCATTGAAACTTGGGTGGAGACTACCCTACTAAGGGCTAGTCGGACCAGTTAATTACTGGCCCGTGGGAGGAGTCAAGTGACCGGTATCTGGGGTTAATACCCCCTCAACCGGATCACACTTGCGGCCATTTCCCCGTTGGGGACGGCCGCGAGTTGACTTGTGG